TGGCCCTTGCACCACGGGCAGCGGCTCAGGCTGCCGTGCACGGGGCGCAGGTTGGCGGGGTCGAGCGCCAGGTCGGGCCGCTCCTTGCGGCTGATGACGTGGTCGACGGCGCCGGATCCGGGATGGCCGCAGAGGTAGCAGACGTCCGAGGCGGCCAGCACCGCGGCGCGGACGCGACGCCATGGCCGGCCGGTGGGTCCGCCCTTGCGGGTGCGGCCCATGACCTACCTCGGCCAACCCAGCGACGCCAGCAGCTCGGCGACGGCGCGGGCCTCGTTGGCCTGGGCCCATGCGCAGATGCGCTCGTGGGTGCGCTGGAACTTGGTGGCCATCTCGTCGCCGCAGCGTGGGCAGTGGTAGCGGGTGGCGCTCATCGTGGCTTGCGGCGCAGGCGCTGGCGTAGCTGCTGCTGGCAGGGCGGGCAGCGCTCACCCCAGACGAGGGGCCGGCGGCAGCCGAGGCAGCGGCGCAGTGCGCGGCCCTTGCCGGTCACGCCCACGTTGAAGTGGTGCTTGGCCATGGCTACCGCCAGCGCCGGGCCAGGGTGGCCAGCGGGTTAGGTGTCATATTATGACGCCTATCTCCCCGTACCCCGACCACGCCGGCGCCGGCGTAGGCGGGCACCCGCACCACGGCGACGTGGTCGAGGGTGGCGCGGGTGCGCACCACGCGATCGCGGCTCAGCCAGCGGCTTCCCCCAGGGACCTCCATGAACCCGACGCTCAGACCGAGCGGGACGCCGTCGCGGGCCAGCTCCAGCACCTCGTCGCCGAGCGCGGTGGCGGAGACGCGCCATGCACCCCAGGCGGCGTCGGCGCGGTCCTCTAGCTCGACGGTGCGCCCGATCGGGAGCGTCTCTGCATCGCGCGGGTGGCGCGCGGTGAGCGGGACGGTGGCGGGGTCGACGTCGGCCAGGGCGCCGCGCTGGAAGCTCTCGACGACCAGGCGGCCGCGGTCCTGAACCTGCGCCTCGGTGCCCCAGGGAAGGAGAGCACCGAACAGCACGCGCCCGTCGCCGTCGTCGCGGACGTGCAGGGCGGTGGTGAACGAGCGGACGAGCACGGTCATGCGATGCCCCCTGCAGGTGGCGGCGGCTGGTCGTCGATCCCGGCGACGGGTGGGCGGTCCTCGAGCTCTCGGACTTCCGAGCGCAGCAGCCAGCCGCCGTCGATGCCGAGTTTGTGGGCCTCGTACCGCTCGCGGAGGGTGGCGCGGACCATGCCGCCGGCGTTGAAGCGGGCCCGCTGGGTACGTGGCAGCAGCCGCGACACGCCGCGCTCGACGCGGTGTAGCCACGGCCGGAGCGCGAACGTGAGGAAGTCGACGGCGCGCTGCTCGGGCGAGCTGTAGTCCTCGTGGCCGGCGAGCTCGACGCCGGCCATCATCCCGGCGGGGATGCCGTAGATGCGGCAGATCGTCGCGGCGTTGGCGCCGATGGTGCCGAGGAACTGGCTCTCTTCCGGGTTGACGGTGATCGCCTGGAACTTGGCGCCCTGGCCGAGCACGGCGGTGCCACGGCGGCCGCCGTGGCTCGCCTCCCACAGCTCCTTGAGATCCTTGGCGCTGTCTCTGGTCAGGTGCTGCTCGCTGGACAGCACGCCGGAGGGGATGGCGTTGTCGCCGAACCACTTGGCGCCGAACCGCTCGGCGGCGATGCCCAAGCCGATCGACTCGCGGGCGTAGGCGACCGGCGACATGCCCAGGATCGAGCCGGCGACCGGGTAGGCCTTCACATGCCAGAGCTCGCCGCGGTCGACCTCGGCACCGTCCAGGCGGATGACGGGCGGGGCGTCGCGGTCCTCCTGGACGCTCACCCGGTCAGGGTCGAGCAGGTCGACCTGCGCGGGCAGCAGCGACGCGCCGGCCCGGTCGGTGATCATGCCCCAGGCGTTCCCGCGCAGCAGCAGCGACGCCATGACCGCCCACAGCCAGTCCGCGAGCTCGGGGTGGTCCGCGCTCGGGCGTTGCAACAGCCGCGGGGTGGGGAGCGGGTCGCGCTCGTCGTCGCGGAACACGTCGATCGGGAGCGTGCTCACGCTGTCGGCCAGCAGCCGCACGCAGCCCCAGACCGTGGACAGGCGCAGGGCCCGGTCGGGGGTGACCGGGACGCCGGCGGCGACCGGCTGCATCGGCACGTCACCGATCTGCCAGAGCGCCCGGTCGTGGGTGCGGCGCCAAGGCCACTGCCAGGGCATGGCTCAGCTCTTTCGCCGGCTCGACGGCTTGGGCTTGGGCTTGGGCTCGGTGTATGCCGCAGATGCGGATTTCTCCGAGTCCTTCGTCTCGACCTCGGCAGCGTGGCTGCCGCATTTGGGGCAGGCGTGCGCGTTGAGCGGGTAGGTGGCCGAGCACCCCAGGCAACGCCGGGCGACGCTCATCGGCTCAGGTGGTGTTGACGAACGACTTGACCGCGCCGGTGTCGACCAGGGCGCCGTCCAGGCGAAGGATGCAGCGGAAGGCGACCAGGTCGTCCTGGAAACGGAACTCGTCCGACCGCTCGAAGCGCACGCCGTTGACGATGCGCACGAAGTACTTGCTCATGTCGCCGAAGGCGATGCTCTCCGCGGTGTTGGCCATGGCGGGCATGAACGGGTCGACGTAGCTGGGGTAGCCGAGGAGCTGGCCGCGGGTGGTGAGCCCGGTCACCGGCTGGCCGGTGGTGTCCTTGAGCTTGCGCACGATGATGTCTGAGGCGTTGCGGAGCAGGAACGCGGCCGAGGGGGACGCGGCGTAGGGCTCGGCCACCGACCCGACCAGGTTCCACAGGGCGTCGGTGCCCTGGTTGGCGGTGCCCTGGGTGCCCAGCGACGTGCCGGTGCCGGCCGGGCCGGTCACGCCGGTGGCGGCGTCCAGCAGCAGCCCCCGCGGCTGCCCTGAACCGGTGCCGTTGATGACGTCGTCGCCGTAGCCCGTGGTGCCCAGGCCAAGGCTCAGGGCGGCCTGGCGGGCCAGGAAGCTGATCAGGTTGGTCGGGGTGTCGTTGGCGAGCTCATAGGAGATTTCGAAGTAGTTGGCGTACTTGAACGACTTGAGCGTCACGGTGGCCAGGGTGGGGTCCGACTCGGTGATCGAGGCGCCCTCGGCGATGATCGCGCTGGTCACGAAGCCGGTGGACTTGGGGACGATCAGGTCCTCCCCCGTCGCGGTCGTCACGACGGTGGCGCCGGCGGCCATGAGGGAGCTGGTCTCGACCAGGTGGGCGACGATGGTGGAGTACACGTCGGTGGAGAGCGCCTGGGTGGCCGTGGTCTTGAGGGTGTCGCGGGTGTGGACCTGGACGCGGCCCACCCGGCCCTGGACGGGCTCGGGCGCGTCGTCTGGCCACTCGTCGGGCAGCTCGGAGTAGACCTCGATGGGCGCCGGGTTCTTGGCGTAGATCGCCGAGCGGAACGCCCTGGCGGTGTCGAGGGCCTGGCGGTTCAGGGTCGGGCCGCGGCCTGCCCGGCTGGCGGCGCGGGCCTCGGCCAAGAGGCGCTCGTGCTCGACCTCGATCGCGTCGTCCGCTTCGCGGGTGGCGACGACCTGGGCCTGGTAGGCCGTCAGCTCGTCGGCGGCCAGGTCGCGGGACTCGGCCGCGGCCCGGGTGAGGATCTCGTCGGCGGCGGTGCGGGCGTCGGCGCGCCGCGCCCGTAGGTCGTCTAGCAGGGCCACGGCGGCCGTCCTTTCCCACTATCCCCAGGGGGTTTGTGGGCAAGGGTACTACCTGCGCCGATGCACCGGGAAACGGCCTACTCCGGGGGTGGCTCGAACTGGCGTTCCATGGCGCGGAGGGTCTGCCACTCGCGGGTCGCCTCGGTGAGGCGGGCGCGGGTCTCGGCGACCAGCATGCGGCCGTCGAGCAGCACCCCCGCCGTGTGGTCGTCCCCCACCATCTGGACGCGGCCCTGGTGGTATGCAAGCTCCAGGCCCGAGCGGGCGGCGGCGTCGTCGTAGCCCATCTCGGCGGCGAACATCTCAACCGCCCACTTGCCGAGGACCACTTGCTCGTCGACGGGGAGCTGCTCGACCCGGGGGTGGCCGGGTGGCTGCTGCGCCATCCGGCCCACCACCCTTCGCTGTAGTACGCGGCCCGTCGTCGGCCACGGAGAGTGTAAACCTACCGATTCGGTGGGAAACGGCATGCCCTCTGACCTGCGGGAACGCACCTAGGGGGACGAAATGGCCATTATGGGGACTAGCCG